TATTGTACCATAATTCAGCCCGTTTTACAACCGCTGAAAACCCCGATATTTTCAGGGTTGTTCAATATATAAAGCGGTGCAAAGCGGGCAAAATCGGGGGCAATTAGTAACAAATTAGTATCAGATTTTTGTCAAATACTTCTTATCAACTGCCCCGGTAATTGCCCCGGTTTTCTGCGTGGAAATTACAATCCTGTTGCCGCTGATTTCACGCACATAAAGGGTTGAAGAATACACCCACGAAGAAAATTTTGTGCTGCTGCCATATACCGGGGCATTGGAAGTCAGCTTCACCTTATCACCAACCGCAAGGGAAGCCGCTGCTGTTCCCCCGCTGGAAGAAACGGCTTTTCCCTGTTCCGTAGTGATATAGGTATCAAATCCGGCTGCTTTCAGCTTTGCCGCCATAGCATCAGCATTTTCTTTCTTGCTATATGCTCCAACCTGAATTTTGTAATAGCCGCCCGCCTGAACCATGTAAGTATCAAAGCCCGCCGCCTTTACCTTTGCAAGCTGTGCATCAGCGTTTGCTTTCTGCTTGTATGCCCCGGTCTGTACTCTGTAAAGAGTGCCGGAAGGCTGCTGTGAACCGCCGCCCAAACGGGAAGTAACCTTTGCCGCAAGATCGCCCAAACGGTTATAAAGCCAATCGCCGGGGCAACTCTTGTTTGCAAACCAGCGGTGAACGGTAATAATCATTTCATCCGCTTTCGGTTCATAGGCAAGGGTTTTATCCTTATCCCCAAACCAAAGCAATTTACTTTTACCGTTACGCTTGCAAATGTCGGTGCAAAGGTCAATCAGGGCGGCATATACCGCATCCGTCATTGCATAGGGGGCGGTTTTGTCAGAAGAACATTCGATTGTAACCGCCCGCTGATCGTTGGCATTGCTGGAAGAACACCAAGAACGGTTTTTTTCCTCTACACAAAGAGAAATTCGCCCATCCGTACCAATACCATAGTTGCAGCTTGCTTCCCGATCCGGGCTTGTGAAGCACCCACAAATTGATTCACAAGAAAGCTGCCCCACCACACAATGGGGGGTGATCCGGTCAATGCTGTGTGTACGCTGCCCGGAATGGTTCGGTGAAAGTTTGGTATATACAACCAATCCTGAATTACTCATTTTCTTTATCCTCGCTTTCTGCCTGTTTCTTCAAAACTTCAATCGCCTTGACGATAACCGAAGGGATAGGCACACCCATCAGCCCCGCATTTTCAATAATGGAAATTGTTTCATTCGCAATAAAGGCAATCACAACCGCATCACGGATGAAATTAGAACCCATAACCAAATCAAGGCGGCAAGCGACCAGCACCACAAGAAGGGTAACGCCCTTTCTGCAAAGCCCCTTCCACCCTGCACGGCTTTCAAGTGTTCCGTTTTCCGTCTTTTCGGAATTGTGGAACACGCCCGCCACAATAAGCCCGGTCAGGTAGTCAATTCCCATGAAGATCATCAGCGTAATAAGGGCGGCATCCCACCCGCCGAACAGGGAAGCAATTACACTTCCGATAACGCCGATTCCCGTACAAATTCCTTCTTTCATGTTTTCATCTTCCTTTCTTTGTTGGTAGTAGGCAAGCGAAAACCCGCACACAAGGCTTATATAAGCCCTATATGCGGGTTTTTAGCTTGTCTGTGATAGTTTCCTTGCCCTCGACTTATTCAGCCAGTTCAGGGCAATCAAGGTCAATCAGAACCTGCTTCACCTGTTCCTGAATTCTCGCCGGAACATCAGCAAAGGTTTTCTTGCCCTTGACAATCAGGGTTGCATAAACAACTGCCATTTCTGCCACATCCTTTCTGAACAAAATTTTTATGATAAGATTGGTAATCAATCCGTATCACCTTCAACCAAAGCCTGAACCGCTGCTTTCAGTTTTTCCGGTACATCATCAAGAGTTTTCAAGCCCTTTCTGATAAGGTCAGCATATACCTTTGCCATGATTTTTCACCCCTTCCTTACACCATCAGTTCATACACTTCACACAAAGCAATCTGTGTATCTGTGATCTGCTGCTGCAACGCTGCATTGTCCGTTGCCTGTTGCAAAATGAATTCATCCTTGCTGTACTGAATCATGGTGAATTCATAGCCCACGAATTCATTTTCTTCACCCACATTTTCAGAAATTTCCTGAATGTCGGTGTGCTGCCAAACGCTGAATTCATCAATCACAATGGGTTCAGGCTTGACGGTGCTTCTTACTCTGCCATAGTCAACCATGTTTTACGCCGCCTTTCTTTTATATTTTTTGGTTTTGACAACATCCCGATAATATCGGTCTGCATCGTCTTGAATTGGTGCAATGTACTTTTTCCGCAAGCGGTAACTATCACAATGCTTTAGCCATCCCTTATAGGAATTTACGGAACACCATTCAGAATAGTTCATCATCTGCCCGCTTGCTGTTTTCTCCCTGATTGCAACCATCTTTTTCTTGAAGTTGGTGCAACTGCTCTTGCGAAACAAGGTATAATTCAGGAAGGTTCGATAGCCGACAAAATCAACACCCCGCACATAGGAAGGGAACACTTGCCAATTCCCTTTGATAGTCAACCGTAATTCCCGCATGAAATAAACATCAATTTCCCGTTTCAGGGCATGAAGTTCTTCTTTGCTGCTGCCGAAAATCACAATATCATCCATGTAACGGAAGTAATGCTTCACCCGCTTTTCTTCCTTGATCCAGTGGTCAAAATCAGAAAGATAGAAGTTTCCGCAATATTGGGAAAGATAGTTTCCTATCGGTATTCCGGTTTCTTCATCAACATCTTCATCAAAGAACCAAAGATCACGAATATCTTCAATGTTAGCGGTGCAAATGCTATCTATGATTTCATCCAACAACCAAAGCAATTCACTATCTTTGAAAAGCCGTCTGAACTTTGCTTTCAAAATATCGTGATTTATTGAAGGGTAATAGTGCCTTACATCCAGCTTCAAGCAATATTGGCAATTCGGAACATCCTTCCACATTGCATCTTGAACATCATGCAACGCTGCGTGAATTCCTCTTTTGGGTAACGCTGAATAGGTGTTCTTTGTCATGTGCCGCATTAGATACGGTTCAATCACTTGCAGAATCGCCCATTGGCAAATACGATCCGGGAAGTAGGGTAGTTTGAAAATCTCCCGGTCTTTGCCGCTGTCATGCTTGATAAATTTTTCGTAAGGTGAAGTTTGGTAGGTGTGATTGATAAGCATTTCTTGAAGGCGTTTCAAATAGCCTTCTACATCTGCATCAACCGCTTTTACTTCCTCATACTATCCCTTTCCCTTCCGTGCGTTTTTGTGTGCTTTGCGTAGGTTATCCATAGAATAAATTTGTTCATATAGATTCCCGTATCGCTTCATTGTTGAATGTTCCTTTTGTATGCACATCAGCCGAATCTTCAACCTTTGAAAATTAACTTTCAAAGCCTACCAACACGACCAAATTTTATTTTTAACTTCCCCCTTTCGAGGGCTGTCTGTTTTGCCATGTGGCACGGTCTTTCAGGAATACAGATTTATCATTGAAACAGCCGGGGAATTTTCCCCGGCTGAATCGTGCATTTACTAACTGCCTGCTGATATTCCGATTACGATTAGAAGTAGCATTATTCAGATTCCAATAGAAAGTACCTGCATTAGCACTGTTATTCCATTTACTGCCTAATTTAGTAACCTTTTTCATGGTTTCTGTTTTAGTGCCGTCTGTTCAACCGGATTGTAAACAACAATACTCCCTGAACTACCGATTTTATTTAATTGTTCAATGTTTGTTCAACGGTGTTAAGCGGCTTCCTTTTTGGAAGGTACATACACCAACCGCCCGCCGATATGCCGATCACGATTAGAAGCAGCACTATCCAGAACCCAACAGAAAGCACCCGCACTAGCACCGTAATCCCATACACCGCCCAATATAGCAACCCGCCAGCCGGGATTTTGATTCCAATAGTAATCACCAACGGGAAGGGTGGAATTGCCTGTGTGTTCAGCCGTAACGAACAACCAATCGAATTCTTCCGAATAGCCGAAAGCGGAAATATAACCGCTGCCATAATCGGGGTGAATTCCGGTATTTTTATAGGGGCTTGCTTTGCTATCATCAACAAAGCCATGATCCGCAACATAAAGCGTTCCAAAATCGCCCGTGGTAAAAGTAGCGGGGTTTTCCTCGTTCATGCCGTCAATCCACGCCCAAATGTTACCCCAAATGTTTTCTTCACCACGATAGGAAACAATGTTGTAACCGTTGGCATTGGTAACAGAACCGGAAGCGTTACCCAAATTCACGGTTGCCCCGGTGATCTCCGTCATGGAAGTGCTGCCATCATCTGTTTTGTTGGTAACACCGTTGCCAATCGCTTTCTGCATATCGAAAGAAGCGTATTCAATCAGCATCAAAAGCTGCGAAGCGGCGATTGTTGCAGCATACGCCTGTTCCCAACCTTTACCCCGGTTCTGTGCCAGCTTTCGGGTGTTCGCTCTTGTCAGATTTTGCTGCAAGCCGGAAGCGGGCTTTGCGTTTGCAATACTGCAAAGCACATCAGCGGCGAAATCTGCCACCTGTGCATCGTCCAAAATATAGGCGTTTGCGGAAGTGTCGAACAACGAACCTTCAAAGGCTGCAAGGTAAATATACGGGTTCACATTGCCATTTTCCACAAAGGCGGGGTGAACCTTAAAGCCGGGTTTCAGGGTGTCCGAAACATAATAGCGGGCTTTCCTGATCTTCATGCCCTTTGCACCCTTTTCAAGCACCATAGGAACAACCTTGTAATAAAATTTAGGCTGTTCAACCATCACCTGAACCTTTGTTCCGGCTGCGTTCTTTCCGGTTGTGGTGTAATTGGCATCCCCGTAATAGGCGGTTACTGTTCCATCATCCGCAACATTGCAGCGTTTACGCCCGCCAAAGGCATTGATTGAATCAAACCCTTCCCCCGGTGTACGGTTTACCGCCCCGGAAAGGCGGGTAAATTTCTTGTTTGCAAAGTCCACTTCCACGCCGTAAATATCATCAGCGGAATAGCCGATAAAGGCTTCAAGGTCTGCAATCTGCTTCTGCAACTCCTGAATATCCCCGATTGTAGCAACCGCCGCCTGATCTACTTCAAGGGAAACATTTTCAGCGTTTCCAATCGTAGTTACAAGCTGTACATACGCCCCCGAAACGGTAATACCGTTATAGGCGGGCATATAGCAATTCCCGGAAGTTTCCCTTGTTACGGCATAGAGGATTTCCCCCGCATCAGGATCAACCGCATATAAGCCCAAAGCCTTCATGTAATACCCCGCTGTCAGTTCGGTATTGGTAAAGGCGGCTTCAACCTTGATTGCAACCTCATTTGTGCGGGTAACTTTGGAAATCAGGCTTGTTTGCTTCACATTGGTAAGGGAAGTAAGCCCTTCAAGCTGTGCATCCGTGTATGCGGTGCTGGAAGCTGAAATTTTGGTGAACTCAATGTTACCGCTTCCCGCAATCATTTTTGCAAGCAACGCTTGCCCTTTGTTGGTAATAACCAACTTTGAAAATTCTGCCATGTTCTTTCAATCCTTTCTTATTGTTTTATTTCAATGAATTCAGAAACAACCACGCCTGAACCAACTGAATTTTCGCCGCTTATGTTGAACTGTTCATTGAAATCATTGGTAATAATCACGGTTGCGGTATTTACCGCCCCGCCGCCATGTGCCGCCAAACCATCAACAGCAATGTTTTCTTTGCCGTCATTGGTAATAAAATAATGGGCGGTGTGTACCGTTCCACCCCCGAAAGCTGCCCCGCCGCTGATAACCCGGTGAATCTGTTCATCATTGGTGATAAAGAAGGTTTCCACCGAACAAACGCCCCCGGCAACAAGGGCAAAGCCCTTTGCACCACAAGGAATTTCATTCAGGGATATAGCAATCATATTGCACGGCATCATGCTTTCAATGATATGTTCCAATTCTTCAACTTGCCCGAACAGTTCAAGGTCTGTCAGAATTGTAACCGTGTACTTCTCATACTCCTTTGTAACCGTGAAATCAGAATCGCCGCATAGGGCAACCAGCTTTGCAAGGAAGGCTTTCATGGTGTACGGAATAGTATTAAACCACCGGGCTTGAACTCTTGCACGGCGGCTTTCAAGGGTATCTTCTGTTGAAGGTAAAATGTTCAAGATTTTTTCAAACCTTGAAATACCGTATTCATCAGCCGATTCAATGAATTCATTTTGAAGAACCCTGTCAGCGGCGTTCCACACAAGCACAAATTCAGGGTTTTCCGCTTCCAAAGTTACGGAAATTTCTTTGAAATCAGCCATGAACGGGGGTAAGTAGGAAACAAGGTCAACCGTTTTCGTCATGCACTCGCCCCCTTAAACACGGGAACTTCATATTTTCCTAAAGTCAGGTTATCGGAAGCCCCGTTTATTTTGGTGCTGTCAATATCCACAATCCCCTTGATCCCCAAAAGGCGGGTTTCAATTTGACTGATACGAACCACCAAATAAGGCGAATCAGCCCACGCTTTACGAAGTTCAAGCAAATAGTTTGAAATAACTTCATTGATTGAACTTTGAAGGTTCGACCATCCATAGCCAACATCAAAGGTGATATTGGTTTTCACGGTTACTTCACGGTTTTTTGCACTCTGCACATTCACGATATGCCCGATAGGTGCAACCCCGTAACCTTCCCCGGCGTATTCATCAGGATCAATTACTTGCTGCACCGTCTTAATCAGGGTATCGGAAGCAACCCCAAAATCAGAATTCAGGATTGTTAAAAGCACCGTTCCCCCGGTTGTCAGCTTCCGGTTCAGGGCTGCATCATACACGGTTTCAAGCCATGCGGCAACTTCCCCGGTCAAAGTGGGTTGAATCGTGTTGAACCACGCTTGAACCGCTGCGGAAGGTATCATTTCAGCGGGGCGAAGGTCATTATTCCAAACCCTTGTTACTTTGGTACTTCCCACGCCCGGAATAGCATTTGTCTTTTCAAGGTAATCTTGAACATTCCCGCCGAAAGTCTTTTCTTTGAAGCTGTCAAAATAGCGGGTTCGCAAATCTTCCGTATCTTCTTCATCCTCACCGGGAATAAGAACATCCGTAAGTTCAGCGGTTTCAAGCCCTTGTATATACTCAATCGGGATCATAGTTCCCAACTGCTGATTTCCCACAATTCCGGGGGTTTCACATTGCACCTGATATTCCCCATCAGCGATTTTTTCGGTTACAATGAAATTGATTGAACCGATATTGAACCGCTGCCCGGTAACATCAATGTTTGTGGGTGTGAATTCACCCTTCAAAACAGCGTGGGTTGCTTCATAGGGGGTAATTCCTCTTTCCTTGCACCGCCTGATAAGATATTCCCTTGAAGCACTATCCCCGTATGCTTCCGCAATCAGGGTGTTCAACTCCACATAAAGCAATTCCAATTCAAGGGCTGTGGGGGAATGGGTATCAAAGATAACCGAACCTTCCCGCTTGTCGAACTTGTCAGATACCCGGTCAAGCATCCGTTCAAGGATTTCACGATAAGTTACATCATACATTTAGAAATTCACCACCTTTTCAGCAACCACATCACCGAAAACGGTATGTGCGGTAAAAGTTACAAGGATTTCACCCTTTTTTGAAATGTTAAATTCAAAATTATCCACGCTTTGAATTCTATCATCCCATGTTAGGGCTTCCGTGATCCTGCGTTCCAATTCAGGGCAAACATAAGAAACGGGTTCACCGTACAAATCAAGCAATTCAATCCCGTAATTCCACGAATACATAACATATTGGTATCGTTCCGTGTTCAGGATTTTATATATTGCCTGTTTCATTGCTTCCTGTCCGTCTGTATAGCCCCGGATCAGATTGCTTTCAAGATTCATTTTGTAGGTATGGGTTGGTTGTTCTGTGATCTCGAAATCCTGTTCAAGAAAGGCTGTGGTTGAAGGTATCATCCGATTCTATCCACCACAATATATTTTTGCCCGCCCTGCTGCCGGATAAGGATCACTTCATCACCGACAACCAACCCATTATGTACGGTGATTTTCTTCCTACCCTTGATAGGGTGTTTGTGGGTTTCATAGCTTGCGTACCCGCTGCCCCCGCCTTTATCTTCCGTAGCCCAATCAACGGTTACTTCTGTTACGAAATCGGTAACATTCCGAGTAAGAATAAGCTGCCCTTCACCCAAAGGCAATTTCTGTTCCACAAGGATTTTCAAGGGGGAAGCACTTGTTACCTTTCCGAAACAAATTTCAGCGGGCTTTGAAGCCTTTACTGCATCCAACGCCGCCCGTTTGATTGTTTTCATAAATTCATCTAAATCAGGCAATAAATTCACCCCCTCGAAGTGTTAAATCCATAAAATGTGAATCCAGCTTAAAGGTGTGTTTTACCTTTTCAACCAACATAAAATTCTTTACATTGGTATCACCCAAAGCAAGATTTATCACAACCATGCTTCCGGCTCTAACTCTTGTATCACCGATTGCATTTGTGATTTTCAGATTTCTTGTTTTGCTGTTGTATAGCTTCAACAGGGCATCAGCCTTTGCTTGCCCGTTTTCGCCCTTTTGCAGCGTATCAAAATACTGCAAAACGCCCCATTGGTTCATGTGGCTGCTGTCCTGTGCAATATACACTTCCCGCTTTCCTGTTTCCTCATTGTCATAGGTCAGCTTCACCTTGTTATAGGTGTCGCTGTCAATGCTGGAAGTGTATTCAAAATTTTCCCCGGTTTCTTCATCAATCATCAGGTAAGCCCCCGGTTCACCCACATACATTGAGGAAATGTTTTTCAAGGTCAGCTTGCCGAAATCGTCAAACAGTACGAACATTTCTTTGGTGTTCTGCAAGGTCAAATCAAGGGCATTTTCTATCATATCAAATAGGGAAGTATTATCTTCCACCCGTGAAGCAATCACAAACCCGGTATCTTCCAAAGTTCCCGTATTCAAAGAAAAATCCGCTGCCAGCATTTGAATGAACTGTGAAGCGGTTTTGTTCTCATAAACATAGGTATCTTTGTTGTT